ACTTTACGCCGCTTGTCAATTGGCAGCATGGTAGACAAAAATGGCAAGTTGGCGCAACGAAAGGGTATTGATGTGGACACAAAAACAATTATACGGCGAAATGTCAAAACTCAGCGCGCCTCTTCGCCGTCGCCTACATCGTCATGCTGCCCATGTCGGGCAATACGCAAAATCAAGCCGCTACAACGCCCGAAATTGCGTCAACTCAAAACAATGCGTGTATTTGCGCTGCGCTCAACCTACCCGCCTTCTATGCAGCCTAGCGCAATTCCGTGCGTACCGTCACCGCCACGGTTGCACCGCTAGCGCCACAGAATGCCACGCAAAGCCACAGAACAGCCTAAAATGCACGAAATCACGTTACAATGCAGCTCAGCACGTTCTGCGGCGTTTCTGTGCGTTCTAGGCACCCGCCATGCCGGCAATGGTGTCCCACTCATCGGCAACCACGATCAACTCATCGCCGCACCATACGCCCGGTAGCGGGGCGCCATCGCCATCCGTCACCGGTACACACAATACGGCGCGCTGGTTGCTGCCCTCCATCACGGTGTCATCAGCACACAACCGAGCGTGCTCCACGTCCATTGCCTCACTCCACAGCGCCTCGGCAATCAAGCTGGCTTTGGTGCTGTCAGCCCGTGCGAGTTGGCGGGCTAGGGCGGTAATGCCGTCGCCGTCTAGCTGTGCTATCTGCCGTGCTAGTGTAGACGGTAGCAGCGCCAGCAGTTCATCAATCAGCCGTTCGCGCCACTCTGCGCTGTGCTGCGCCGTCAACGCAGCGGCCACATCGGCGGGGATGGCGTCATCGTGTCCCCGACAAATGTCGTCCGGCAGGTTGCATTTCTCACACCATGTTTGTGGCTGCGCATCAATCGCCGCGACCTCTGCGGCAATGTGCGCCTGCATAAAATCGGAGTGCTGCGCTTTCGGCTCCGTTACGTGCGGGTACACCGTCACGCCGTGTTTGATCGCTTCCTCTGCGGTCATCGTTTCCAGTAGTGCCATGTTCGCCCCTTTCTCATCGTGAATATAGCGGCCAATCAGTGTAGCCGATATAGAAAACCGTTGGTAGTTCATCGTAACGCCCACATCGTAACCGCCAACGCGTTTGGCTGCGCTGTGCCTTGCGCCGACTACGAACGAGTGATGATCGTGTTGCACGATGACGGCGACAGTCAGCGCAAAAGCAAAGAATCGGTTTCATCGGCGCCCCCATTCGCTATAAAAGTTATAGTGCTATTTCGCCAGCATCTCCATCGTTACCTGTGCTGCGTGCGTGCTGGCGCTCAGCATCAGTTCCAGTTCGGCAATGCGCTGCGCACGCACCGCAGACGTGTGTATCTCACTTTTTAGCATTGCCTCAACAAATTCAATCTCACGGCGTAGTGCCCGGTTTTCGGTCAGGCACTCCTGCACAGTCAGCGCCGCGTCGGCTATGGTGGCGTCGGCGGTGGCCAGCTGCTTGCGGAGTTGTTCGTTGGCAGCGGTGAGGACAGCGATGGTAGTTGGTTGTGTCATGGCTTCCCCTTTCTGTGCTAGCTGTCAATGGTAGGTTAACGATGCGTCGCCGGCCTACCATTGACACAATTAGGCCACCTCTAGATCAAACAAAGTCAAGGCGCCACGCTCCGATACAGCGTTGTCAAGGTTGCGGATCATCTGCCGGTAGTAGCTAGACTTGAGTTCAGAAAGAACAGCTTTGCGGCCATGCTTGATTGCCACATAGCCAGTTGATCCGATGCCGCCAAATGGATCGTGTACAATCTCGCCTGGAGCGCTATGCAGCAACACAAGCCGCTCAATCACCCCCAGTTGCAACGCACATAGGTGCTTTTCGTCCTGTACATCCTTGGCTGTGATAGTTGACAGCGTGTCAGTCTCACGAATGCCAATGCCATCAGAGCAAGTGGCGCCAGCAGTCAAACCATTGTTCGATGTGCCTGGTAGATAATCCTGGCCATACCAGACTGGCCGTGCCCACAATATCCACTGCTCGGCCGTCACCCATCCATCCGCATCACCATATTTTTTGTTAGCGGCGCCGGCTTTGATGGGCAGTGGGTTATCTCCTGGCTTGCGGAAATGCAGCACAAAATCACTCATGGCGCTGTGCATCCGGGCGCTATCGTTGACAAGGCTTTTGAATGCCAGCCCAGCGTCACGAGTGCGGATGCTCTTGATTTGCGGATTTTTATCGATGGTGATCTCACCGTAGTAGTCGAAACCAACTTCCTCCATCATGGCGATAGCTGGACCACGCAGATCCTTGAGTCCGATGTAGCCATCACGCAATTTCTGCGCAACGCCTTGCGTTAGATGGACAAACACCGACCGCCCTGGGACCATGCACCGCAACTGTTCGATTGCCATAAAGCGGCACTGCTCAAGCATTTCTTCGATGCTGGTCACATTGCCCATGTCGTATTTAGAATCGCTGTATACCCACATCCCCGGAAATGGCCACGAGCTAACCGAACAGTGCAGCGAGTTATCAGGCAAACCACGCAGCACATGCACGCAGTCACCATGATAGGCGGCGTAATCGTTGGCAATCTTTTGGTCAATAACTTTCATAGTATGTTCCTAATCCATGTGGGTTGATCCATGGCTTGATCGCCTACATCGGCGCCTATCGTCACATCTAGCATGCCAACGAATGGTATCGCATCAAAGTCGATGTAGACTGGCAAGCGCCAATCCGGTGTAGACGTTGGCTTCAACCATGCCGGTACTTTGACGGTCTTGGTTGCTGTTAGCGCTGAATCTTTACGGCGTCCGGCTTTCAGATCGGTATACACTGTGACATGCTTAATTAGCTGGTCATACATCTTATCATGATCTGTCCACTTGCGCTTGATGTTCTGGACAACAGCGCCATCGGCGGATGACACGACCACGTAGACATTGACAATATGCTGCTGACCAAACCGATCCTGGCGAGCGATAGCCTGCAAATACTGTTCAAAGCTATTGCCCAGCCCGCAAAATACCATGTTGTGACTATGCTGGAGATTAAGACCAAAACCCCACATCGATGGTTTGGAAACAACGACTCGGTATTTTCCACTCTTAAAGCCAATCATGGCGTCGATCTTGTGTTCTGGTGAGTCGCTACCCGTTACCTCTACCGCATCGGGGATAGCCTTTGCTAGTGCTTCGCTTTCTGGATTCAGCTCACACCATACGAGCCACTGCTCGTTGCTGGCGTTCACAATGTCCGCCGTGGCCTTCACCCGCTGTTCCATCGTGGCGTTACGGGCTTTTCGCTGTTCGTTGATACCGATGGCTTCCACGGCTACTAACATACCGGCATCAATCGGGCTATCTAGGTCAATGGTAATCTGATGATAGTTGACCGGCGGTCGGATAAAGCCATCATCGCTATAGCCAAGGTCAGACGGGCGGCGTAGCGCTACAGCCCAGCTTGCCAGCCATTGATAATACTTATCGACGGCGTTCATCTTCAGGCGCATTTTGTTGCTGCTGTTGCCGTCTTGCACGAAAAACAGCGCTTTGGCCTCCTGTTCTCGCATGATGCCGAGGAACTCGGCGTGGTACAGAATTTCGTCCATATCGTTGGGAGCGGGGGTCGCTGTGGCCGCAAGTCGATATGGGATGACGGAAGCAAACTCGGTAAGCGATCTGGCCGTCTTGCCAAATGATCCAGCTTTCAAAATGCTGGATTCGTCTGCAATCAGCGTGCCAAAATCCTCTGGACTAAACTTGTGCAGGATTTCATAATTGGCTACGTTGATACCGTTGCGCACATCATCACGACTGCGACATATATTGATGTTGTATCCAAACTCCGGCGCCTCAATTGACATCTGTTCGGCCACAGCTAGAGGCGCCAATATCAGGGCCGGCATATCAGTGTAGGCGCTCGTGTGCTTGGCGAATTCCCATTCCTGGATTGACTTACCCAGTCCAGGCGACTCAAACAGTGCCGCCTTGCCACGGCGCAAGGCCCAGCGCACAATATCAGCCTGATAGGGAAATAGCCTTGGATTCAGATCGCCAACATCAAAACCGCTCGGCTTGGCTTCAATAATTTTACCTGCCACGTAATCATCATAATCAAACACGGTCCAAATTCCTTTCTTGCCATCAATTTGCCGTCGTGCTAAAATGACGGCTGCTGTTGTATTACCAGTTGGCGGCTTGTGTTCGTAGCACGGCCGCCAACGCCCTCACCACCCACTCTTGGGCATCGCCCACACTGCCAGCCCTACCGCCGTCGCCCAACCGGCCAGCGCCGCAACCCAGCCTAACCAGGCAAGGCGGCGCCACTCAGCGCACCGACGGCGACAGTCGGACAACAGTTGCTGATTGATATTGTTCACCCCGTCACCTCCGCAAATAATGGCATGTCAGCAAAGTCAGCAGTCTTGCACGTTGGTGGTACATACGCCCGCCCGCTGTCACGAATGGCGGCTGCAATGCGTTCCTCCTGCAACTGGATGTAATCAGTGCTGATGTCGATGCTGATGGCGTTGCGCCCCAATGCGCAGGCCGTGGCGGCTGTGGTTCCACTACCGCCGAATGGATCGAGCACCGTAGCCGGCACAATGGCGGCGTTGCAGGTGCAGGTTGGCGCAAAGCCGGAAGTAGTTGATTGAGACGGTGGTAATTCCCGCCATCCTGGCTTTGCTAATCCGGTCCTGCTTGTACCATAGTCGTTTCGACCAATATTGGCACCTGACATCATTTTGGGTGTTGCATCTTTTGATTGGTATAAATCATTTGTCAATCGCGGGTTTGTTCGTTCTACTACCCGCGCCCACGGTGCCCCACAAGCGCCGCAAACGCCATGTTCAGACGTTGCCGCTTTGATCATGGGCGCAACCAGGGCGGGCGGCCACACCGCGAAGTGGGCGCCGTCGTACCCCTGCGGATTGATTACCCACACTGAGCGCAGGGAACGGCCACCCGTGTCAACGGTGTCACTTCTATCAGTTCTGTGCTGCATTGCTGATTGATTCGGGATGAGATTATCCTTGGTGGTACGCTTGAAACTTGCGGCCTTGCCGGTTTGCCCTGTGCTTGGTTCTTTCACCGCTTCGTTATCCCAAAAGTATTTCGGCTGTTTGGTCAGCAGGTAAATGTCTTCGTCGCTTTTGGTCGGTCGGTCGGTCACACTCTCAGGCATACACGAGCCTGCATAGTCAGCCAGGAAAGAAACGCCCTTCGCCCAAATGATGCGGCTGCGCACGTACCAACCGTCAGCCTGTGCGGCTAGGGCGAAGCGGGCCGGCACCATGTACAAATCTTTCGCCTTGATACCGCCCTTGGGCTTTATCGGCTTAAACTTGGGCTGCCCTTCCCGAATGCCGCCGGCGTTGTAGTCGCCTCCTGCGCCGCCACTACCGGCGAAGCTGTCACCAAGATTGACGAACGCACATCCGTCGTCACGCAAAACCCGCCACCATTCCCGCAGACACAGCACCAAGTGCCCGATGTACATTTCGATTGTCGGCTCATTGCCAAGCCCGCCACGCCATGCGGGGATGCTCAGTGGTGGCAGTCCTGGCATGGGCGCATACTCGAACGCTTCCCAGTCCACATCTTGTTCACCTGAATACGATCTAAGATTGAAGTAGGGCGG